TTGGGGGGCATGGTCTTGCCGTTCAACGAGCACGGGTGGTTCGAGTGCGCGGTCAACGAGGCACTGAACTTTAACCAGACAGTCGCAACGGTGTGCGGAGTGCACATCGCGTACACTATCGTAGATTAAGGAGGATGACCTTGTTGAAAGCACCGGTAGTAGATATGAGAGCAGTCTCGACGGGTTTGGAGGTGGGGTTGGAAGCACATCCTCTGGACTTTAACCCGCCACCGATCGTTAAGTCGGTTCGTGATTTGGCAAGGTACAACCGCTTGCTGGAAGCACTCGCTGATGGGCAAGAGGTGCCCTTCGCGGAGGTGGAAGCGCACCGCATAGCGGCTTACGGAAGGGTGTAACCCATGCCGAACACAGTAAGCATTGACGAGAAGAAGGTAGAGGGGAGTTACCCCGCTGATAACAACCTGCACACGGGTTTCAAGGCGGAGATGACGACCAACTTCGGCAGTGGCATGGCCGGGGCATCCTTCGGGATGTACGGTATCTCTATCGGCAACGGAGATGCTGGTTCTTGGGGTGTGCACGACATTGTCGGTGTTCACGGTACGGCGATCAAGAATGGCAAGCACTGGGCGGCGGGGATGCACTGCGATGTCTATGACTCCGCACCCGGCGGAACAGCCATTGGCCTGAATATCGAGTTTCCGCAAACACAAGTTGGCACTGATACCATCGGTATTAACATTCAGCCAGATGAAAAAGCGCGAGGGCTGGTCGGGATACAGATTCAGAATCCGCAAGCGTTCAAGCACGGGATAAAGGTACCGAATACAGCATGGGTATTCGGCCAAGTCGACACCTGCCTATTTGGTATGCGGTTTAACCCTGTTCGGCAGTCGTTGGAGTTCTTCCGGTGGCTTGGGGAGAAGGACGAGACCAAGGTAGGTGAGATAAAGATGGACTTTGGGCAAGTTCGCCCGGCTGATAAATGGTAAGATATTACAACTTTAGAGAAGGGTAGAACGACATGGCAACAACATTCAACTTATTTGACAACTGGCGCAAGACGGTGGCAACTCCCTCCCGCGCAGCAGCGGTAGCGGGTACGCTGAAGCTGGCGATATTCAAGGCTATGACCATCGGCACCACGGAGCAAGGTGCGTGGGACTTCTATGATGACCTCACACCTGGTACGAATCAGGTATCAGGCACCAACTACACCGATTTGGGTAACGCCTGTGCCTCCCCGACGTGGACAGGGCCGACAGCGGGGGTGTTGACGTTTGACGCCAGCGACCCGACTACGTGGAGCCAGCACGCCTCGGGGTTCTCGAACGGTAGACGTGCGATACTGTTCTACGACACCGGAGTCGCAGCCACATCGACATTAGTAGGCTTCTCTGACGACTTCGGTGCCGACCTTGGTAACGTGGCTTCTGACTTCAGCGTAGCTTTTAACGCCAGCGGAATCTACACAAGTAGCAGGTAAGAGTACCTTTAAGGGTCGTGTTCGCAAGGGTGCGACCATTTTTTAAGAGGAGGTCTGCCGTGGCGGGATTAGAGGCAATACAAGCATGGAATAACGAGTTCATGCGGTTAAACGGTATTCCACCAAGTAGGATGGCGAATAACGAGTCCATGATGGATTACTTCAAGACGATAAGTAGGAATGGCGGGTACAAGCTCCCTTCACCTCTTAACGCTGCGCCAGCACCAACAGTTCCAACCCCAATAAAACCCCCTTCAGTGGCTACCGCCCTCGCCGCAGCGCGAGAAGTGGTTCGACTACTCGAAGCTATGTAAAGGAGAAACGACATGCGCTTCACACCAGCACAACAAGCAGCAATCAAGACATATGTATTGGCTGACCCAGTTCTTGCGCCGCTTACTTCGGGAGACGGTACCGACTATGGGTTCGTAGCGAGTACACTATCCGGCTATCCCATATCTCCCGTCTTAGCATGGTCAACGAATGTCCCATCGGTTGTCTCTGACGACGCTCCGAGCTACGCTACCTTCGACAGTATCGTCGCGGGTAAGCGTGACTCATGGGGATTCTTCCTTGCTAATCCAAGGGACTTTACCCGTAAAAAAGTTCGGGACTGGGTAGTAGACGTTTGGGGTGCTGCTACTGCTGCAAGTAATGCTGAGGCGATACTCAAGGCGGGTACCGAGAACATGCGGGTGATCGAGGTCGTTCTCGGTGGCGTGGATAAAACCACAGGTACAGTAACAGCCAAAACACGAAGCTACGTCGGGGGTATCGACCTCGCGGAAGTAGCTGGACTCTTTAATGTATGAGTGACGACATCAGGCTGGTGATCGCCATACCGACCGCCGGAACGGTCAAGATGGGCTTCGCGTATTCGTTGGCGGGTCTCATTGGCTACCTAGCTGCGCACGCTGTGCCCTCACGCCCCGAAGCGGCTGTTGAGGTGCAGATGGACGTTGTTGAGTCGAGCGTAATTCACACGAACCGTGAGAAACTGGTACGCCGGGCGATAGATTCTGGGCAGACGCACCTCATGTTTATCGACGATGATATGGTGTTCGAGCCGAACATCGTTGATGTGATGCTTGGGCGCAGACAGCCAGTGGTGTGCACCAACTACCTCATCAAGACGGATGCGTGTGACTCGTTCGTGGCTGTTGGGCTGAACGATAAACGTGTCAACACGCTGGAGAAATCCACAGGATTGAAGCCCATAGCCTACTCGGGTTTTGGGGTAAGCGTGTTTGAGATAGAGGTGTTCAAGAATACCCCCCAACCGTGGTTCTTACCGAAGTTCATACCGGAAGACAACGGGTACACAACAGAGGATAATCCGTTCTATGAACGGGTAAGAAACGCGGGATATAAAGTGTTCCTAGACCAAGACGCCAGCAAGCTAGTGTCCCATCTAGGCGGATCATCATGGAACTGGAGGGAGTTCAGAAATGGCTGACGCAACTACGAAAGTAACAACATCAACACAAGTAACGCACATCGGAAGCGGTGCGTCTATGGCCGCTGCGACACTTAGCGGCTCGGCAGACGTGTCCACCGCGCTCTCGTTCACGGGGAACCTGAACAGGTATCCAAGGGCAGACCTGGTTCTGAAGGTCTCGCCCACCGCGTCCATCGCGTCCACATCGACGAATATCCTCTTGTACCGCAGGGATATGAACATCGACAGCACAACGGATGAACCCGTACCGGGGGTGAGCAACAAGCAGCACTACATGGGCGCTTTCCAGCTTTCCGCAGCAACAACAGCGTCCACCACTCATAACATACAACTTACCGATATTCCACTACCAGGTAGCGGAGATTGCGAGTTCTACATTGAGAACGCTCTAGGGGTGAACATCCCGATCGGGTGGACGCTAAAGGTGACTCCCAAGTCCGACATCGGCGCAACATCGTAAGACATGATAGTCCGTCGTATCCCGTGGACTAGCCAGCCTCAGATAGCGGTTCCGATAGATTCATCGAACACGCTGTTTGACGTGTCTAAGATAACTGCTGTCGTCAATCCTGGGTTTGGAACGTACAAGAGGGACGCTCGAACAGGTAAGTTATATACTGTATCTACCAACCCCGCCCAAGCGATGAATGCTTTAGGTAAGGGTATTAGATGGGTAGGAGGTACTAATGACTATATACAATTAGATGCTGACGCAGATAATGTATTAGATACTGTTAGCTGTTCTATGCTGATAGCTACTGTCAGGAATGCTACTAATAATGGTAATGATATATCTTATGGATATGAAGATGGAGGTACTGGTAATAGAGTTCAAGCACACTTTCCTCTAGATACTACTGCTACTATATATTGGGATTTTGGTAATGGTACTGGTGGTGTTGGTGGAGGTAGAGTTACTGCAAATCCTGGGGCTGCTACATGGGCTATTGGAAGAATTAATATATGGGGTTTTTATGCTGGTAGTAGAGGTAGAGAAATATGGTTAAATGGAAGGTTAATAGCGTCTGATATAACAGCTACTAAAATACGTAGTGCTACTACTCAAGGATTTAGAATAGGAAGTGGTGCATCTAATTCTAGCAGCGCATCTGCACCTTATCACTCTGATAATCTATTTGTATTATCTAAAGAAGGTTGGAGCCAAGCTGCTTTTGCAGGATTAACTGCTAATCCTTGGCGGATATTTGAGCCTAAACAGGTTACAGTCTTCGCGGCACCTTACCCCCCAACGGTCATAGGCCTTACCGCCCCGACTCTCGGACTCACCCCCCAAGATATCGCGCAAACGAGGACGCAAAATCTCACCGCCGCTGCGCTTACTTTAACACCGAACAGTGTAACCGCGCTATGGACTATCCGCCCCGCGACTGCAGATTTCGCCTTTAACCGAGAAGTTTTCCAGATCGCATCAGCGAATAACTTAGGGGTTTCGACTTGTGACTTCACGGCTTTAGAGATAAGTGCTCAATCGGTAGCATCACTAGGCACTGCTGCGATGGACTTCGTAGCCAACGACGTGCAGTTAGCGATTACCAATAACCTAGATGTTGGCAACTTAATCCTCGCCGGTCAGGATACTCAGCAAGTCGCCAGCACGACATTGGGCACCGCGACGATGGACTTCGTGGGTAAAAACATCACTGAGATACAGGTTGTTGCTCTTGGTTCTGCCGCGCTGAACTTTACCGCGCAGACTTCCAACCCAGTCGCGGTAGTTACGCTCTCTACCGCTGCGATGAATATGGTTGTGCTCGATATCAGACCGGAGAACTCACCGCTTGGAACGGTGCAGGTGATGACGATATCCGCGATGGACTTCGCGGTTAACCCTATCAGCAACACTGCCAGCACGACGCTCTCCGCTGCGGCGATGAACGATGTGGCTTACGAATTGCACCTCGTATCGAGCAACGTGCTTACCGCGCCTACGTTTGATCTAGCGCCTCAACCGCTGACCGTTACCCAAGCCGCCGTAGTAGTGGCACTTGTTCCCGCGACGTTCGACTTCGTACCGGGCGCGATACAAGCGGCAGGCACGTCATCGGTGGGCGACAGACGACGCATTATGATGGGAGTGGGCAAGTAATGCGTGTTGAGGACATGCTGAAGATACTAGCCCAAACACCGGGAGGGGGTCGCGATGAAGTATCGCGACTCGCGCTTGAGGCTACCGCACATATGAAGTGGGTTCCGAACCCCGGGCCGCAAACCGAGGCTTACTTTTCACCGGCTGACGAGATATTTTTCGGTGGGCAAGCAGGCGGGGGAAAATCGGATTTAGAAATCGGACTCGCTATTAACGAACACGATCGGTCACTGCTCCTCCGCAGAACGAATAAAGAAGCCGATGGGCTGGCCGACCGTATGACCGAGATTCTCGGCAACCGCGATGGGTACAACTCCCAGAAGGGAACATGGAGGATACCGCACAATGGAAACATCGTGGAGATCGGTGGGTGCCAGCTAGAAACGGATAAGCAACGGTATAAGGGGAACCCGCATAGTTTGATCTGTGTGGGTAGAGAAACGCCAGTGCTTATGGCAGATGGGTCTTATAAGGCAATCTCCGCTATAAACGTAGGGGAGTCGGTGACTACACTTGAAGGCCCCCGGCGGGTACTGAAATCTTTCCCCGTCGCGGCAAAACCTTCGGTGGAGTTGCGCGTTCAACTACCGTGCGGAGCCGTTCATCGCCAGGTGCAATCGACGACCCATAAAGTTCTTTCGCATAAGGAGTGGGTTGCCCCCGGTACACAAGGCGTTTCCCGTGGCCACCTGTCGGCCCTTGCTTCCAAGCAATGTCATACTCAGCGAGTACCACGCGCCAAACGATCATCCCTACTTGGGTTAGTCGAGCGAGCTCTCTGTACGACAAGTCGGTTGGGGCGAAGTACCTTGCCACCTCTGCAAGTTGGTTACGTGTCGTCGGGCAAGAAGGGTCAATTGGACGGGTGCGCATATAAGGCGCGAGAACTTCATCAAAGTGTAGTCGTAAGGTCTGGTGCGCGACGCCTAAATGCTTGGCAGCAGCTTTTATGTTGCCTGTCGTCTTCAACGCTTCTGAGACAATCGAGGAGGTTAAATGCACCCTCTTTCCATCGTTCATCTTCTTGGCATGATAACTACGATGCGCTGAAAAAGTCATTACTTCTAAGTTCTCAGGTCTGTTATCAGTCCTTATCTCATTTTTGTGGTGAACACATTCCTTCTCTGAGGACTTCGTACTCCACACCAAAGGGCGCCCTATCATATCCTCTCCCACAAGACGGTGTTGGAATACCCAACCCCACATATTCGCCTCGCGATGAAAAGGATGGAATTCTAAAACGTAACCACCCATCAAGCACGTATGTCCACCCTTATACGAAGGAAATACGTCAAACGGAGTGCGTGCTTTCTTTAGCTTCATGGTCAGCGGTTCCTATAGGCGATATTGAGTTGTTCGACATCGAGGTTGAAGAAGTAAACCATTTTATCACAAAAGGCGGGATAGTCAATAAGAACTGTTTCGATGAAGTGAGCGATTTCACCGAATCGCAATACGTTTTTATCAATGCGTGGAACCGCTCCGCGAACCCCAAACAGCGGTGCCGTATCGTCGCTGCAGGGAACCCCCCGACACGTCCTGAAGGTCTGTGGGTTGTGCGCCGATGGGCAGCATGGCTCGATCCGAAGTACGCGAATCCCGCTAGTCCGGGAGAGTTACGCTGGTACACCACGGGCGAAGACGGTAAGGAAATCGAGGTCGACGGGATAGGTCCACACCGTATCTATGGCGAACAGGTGTTCGCAAGGTCGCGCACCTTCATCCCCTCCCAGTTATCCGACAATCCCGATCTCTCAGCCACGAACTACGCGGCGTCCTTAGCGGGTCTGCCGGAAGAACTACGGCTAGCTTACCGCGATGGCGACTTCAGTGTGGGTCTCCGCGATGAGCCGTGGCAGATAATCCCCTCGGCATGGGTTGTGGAAGCCCAAGCCCGTTGGACGAAGAATCCCCCCTACGGCGTGCCGATGTGCTGTATCGGAGTGGACGTAGCGCAAGGAGGTAACGATAACACCGTGCTCGCGATACGACATGATGGTTGGTTCGCTCCGTTGATCGTTGTCCCCGGAGCCGAGACCAAGGATGGCCCAAGCGTGGCGGGTAAGGTAGTAGCGAACCGCCGGGACGAGTGCCGCGTTGTGGTTGACATCGGCGGCGGGTGGGGTGGTGAAGCCTATGCACACATGAAGGCCAACGGCATAGACGCGGTGGGCTACATGGGCATCAAGGCGTCCACGAGGCGCACGCGGGACAGGCAGTTGGCGTTCACCAATGTCCGTACCGAAGCGTACTGGCGGTTCCGTGAAGCCCTCGATCCTGCTCAACCTGGCGGGTCGAACATCAAGCTCCCGAGCGACCCCGAGGTGGTATCCGATCTCTGCGCGGCGATGTACGAAGTGACCTCACGGGGCATCAAGCTGGAAAGCAAAGAAGATGTCTGCAAGAAGTTAAGCCGATCACCCGATAAAGGCGATGCTATTGTCATGGCGTGGTGGGACGGGTATAAGGTAGAACAGCTTCAAGACGGGGATTGGAAGGGAGTTAAAGGTGGTAGAATGACTCCTAAAGTGATTATGGGACGTGCAGCGGCGCGAGCGAACAAGAGAAGATGACAACCTACCAACGCGAAACTTTTGACGAAGCCTACACGGACGCGCTACCGATGCTGGAAGCCCACCGGATAGAGATATCGGACAATGACGTTCCGCTGGATGTGAATGTGAAAGCATACCAACAAAGTGAGAAACTTGGGCTGTTAAGGATATACACCGCTAGAAACGACAGAGGTATGGTGGGCTACGCCGCGATGTTCATTCACCGGGGGCTGCATAATCAGGATAATTTACAGGCCGCGCAGGACATTTTCTATGTCGACCCCGAGTGGCGGGGCGGTATGGTAGGAACCAGACTTTTAAAATTTGTAGAGGATCAACTCCGAAGAGAAGGAGTGCAGATTGTCTATCAAACGGTTAAGATAAAACACCCGATGTTGGGGCAACTACTTGAGCGCAGCGGGTACACCGCTACTGAAACTGTCTATCAAAGGAGGTTAGTATAATGGCTGAAGCAGCATTACCCGCAATCTTTGCATCTCTCGCTGGTAGCGTGGCGTCTACCGTACTCGGTAAAGTTCTGGGCGGTAAGGATGATAACCCTCCCCCCGCGCCTACTCCTACCGCGCCTACCGTCATGCCAACCGCCGATGACGCTTCGGTACAGGCGGCTCGCAAGAAGTCCATCGCTGACCAGACACATCGGCAAGGGCGAGCGAGTACGATCTTGACCAGCGATCAAGACACCTCTGACAAGTTGGGGGGTTAATATGCCAGTAATAAAAGTCCCGATACCTGCCAATTCAGTTATCCGTTCAGTTATCAACTCGGGGGTCTTCGCAGGTAAGAGGCGGGGAGTTTTGCCTTCTCCGGATTCTGCCAATTCAGTTATCAATTCAGTTATCAACTCGGGGTTCTTCGCAGGTAAGAGACTGGGAGTTTTGCCTTCTCAGGATTCTGCCCCCGCGACCATACTTGACCCAAGTGACCCGACTCTTGGCAGTACCTATGCTGATGGCGTGGAGCGTGCCAGTAGGGTTAAGAAAAAGAAACAGATAGCCGCAGGTGTGGGCGACGCAGGAGGCGAGGGCGACGCAGGAGGCGAGGGCGACGCTCGCTCGATACTTGAGGAACTTAAGTCGATGCTTATGGGGGCGCCTCAGGGACTCGTGACCCCAGAGGAGTTAGAGATGTCCCCAGAGGAGTTAGAGATGCGGCGCAAAAAACGTGCCGTGCAGTCAAGTTTGCCGAACCGCACCATATTGGGGGGTTAGATGGAAGCAATCGAGTTTCACCTAGAGCAAGGCAAGAAGCTATTTGATAGTCGAACAGCACTCTTGTCGATGTGGCAAGAGATCGCGGATAACTTCTACCCTGAACGCGCAGACTTCACCACGGTGCGCAACATCGGCGCAGAGTTCGCTGATAACTTGACGACCAGCTACCCGATACTCGCACGGCGCGATCTAGGAAACTCTCTCGGCTCGATGCTGAGACCGACCAGCAAGGACTGGTTCAGAATACGCACCTCCGCGAACTGGGAAACCCTTGGGGTGGAAGCACGAGCATGGCTTGAGTGGGCGGGCAGTGTGATGAAGCGTGCGATGTATAACCGCAAGGCGCAGTTCACCCGCGCTACTAAAGAGGCCGATCACGACTTCGCCGCCTTTGGGCAAGCAGTTATCCAGACTTCCCTCAACCGCAATGCCGACGGGTTGCTGTATCGTTGCTGGCACCTCCGCGATGTAGCGTGGCGTGAGAACGAAGAGGGCATGGTCGACACTGTTTATCGCAAGTGGAAACCCACGGCACGCGACCTGACACGACTCTTCCCTGGAAAGGTACACGCTAGTATCTTAGCCAAAATGGAGAAGGAACCAATGTGTGAGGTCGAGGTGTGGCACTGTATCGTGCCCTCCGATCTCTACAACGAGGGCAAACCTTCGCGCACGCCGTTCAAGTCCTACTACATCGACGTGGATAACAAGCATGTTATGGAAGAGGTTGGCCTCCTTATGATGGAGTACATCGTTCCCCGCTGGCAGACTGTCTCCGGTTCGCAGTATGCCTATTCCCCCTCCACGGTAGCCGCACTACCAGACGCAAGGTTACTCCAAGCGATGACCAGCGTGCTGATCGAGGCTGGCGAAAAAGCAGTTAATCCTCCAATGATCGCGACGATGGAAGCCTTGCGCTCCGATATCAGCGTCTTCGCGGGGGGCATAACGATAGCGGATTCTGAATACGACGAGCGTTTGGGCGAGGTACTACGGCCTTTAACGCACGACATGAAGGGCATCCCCCTAGGTCTTGATATGGCACGGGATACCCGCGCAATGATCTCGGACTGCTTCTTCCTGAACAAGCTGGCACTACCCCCGCCTGAGCGTGAGATGACCGCATACGAGGTTGGTCAGCGAGTGCAGGAGTATATCCGGCAAGCAATGCCCCTATTCGAGCCTATGGAGGCGGAGTACAACGCGCCGATATGTGAGAACACCTTCGCGCTCATGCTCCGCGCTGGCGCGTTTGGCTCTCCGATGGACATGCCGCCCGAACTCCACGGCGCGGGGTACGAGTTTTCGTTCGAGTCGCCGCTGCATGACGCTACTGAGCGTCAGAAAGGACAGCGGTTCCTGGAAGCTAAGAGCATGTTGGCTGAAGCTATCGCGCTTGATCCTTCCGCCGCGTCGATGGTTGACGTGAAAATCGCGCTCCGCGACGTGCTGCAGAGCATCAACATACCCGCGAAGTGGACACGCACCGAATCGGCGGTGGCTGAGATGGAAGCGCAGCAGCAACAACAGCAGCAAACTTCCGCGTTGCTTGACCAGATGCAGAAGGGCAGCGATGTGGCTAAGACGATGGCCGAAGCGCAATCCATCGTACCCGCTGAGGCTACGATATGACCGCAAAGAAGAGAGTAGATATCCCCGCAGACTTACCCGCGTACTGGGAGTTGCCCGACATAGCCGCTATTCAAGCTCTTGAAAAAGGAACAGCCACGCCGGAACAGCAGGTACGCGCTTTGACGTGGGTGATAAACAACGCTTGCGGGACGTATGACCTGTGCTATCACGTTAATGACAGGGAGCACGCCTTCGCAAGTGGAAGGCGTTTTGTAGGTTTACAAGTAGTAAAAATGTTGAAGTTAAACGCAGGTAAATTTAAGGAGTAGTGAATGTCAGACCAAGAAGCAGCACCCGACGCATCAACGGGAGACCCTGCAGATAACGCAACAGATACCTCCGCAGCCTCATCCGAAGCATCCACCGCCGAAGCAACCTCCACGTCAACCGCAGCAGACCCGAACGACTGGGCGACCAAACGCACGGCATACGCTAATGGCGACGCGAAGTTGCTGTCCCGACTTTCACGGTATTCATCCGAGAAGGACGCGATAGACGCGCTAATCGCGGTGCAGAACAAGATGGCCAGCAGCAGAGCGAAAGAACCCTTGCCCGACAACCCAACACCTGAAGAAGTAGCGGCATGGCGTGCGGAGAACGGCATTCCGATTACCGCGAAAGATTACGGGGTGAAGGTGCCTGAAGGGATGGACGCGGCGCAAACGGAGGAATTTCTCTCTACTGCGCACGAGTTGAACATGACTCCCGCGCAGGTGGAGAAGATAATCGGCTGGAAAGCCGCCGCAGACCAGAAGTTCCTTGAGCAACGGGCGGAGAACGACCAAACTGCGCGGGATGCCGGAACGGAAGAACTACGAAAGGACTGGGGCAGTGAGTACAAGCTAAACATCAACCTCATCACGGGTCTGCTTGATGGTGCGCCCCAAGGCGTTAAAGAGCAGATCATGGGAGGTAGGCTGGCCAACGGTACGTTGATCGCGAATGACCCGAGCATGCTGCGATGGTTGGCTTCTCTATCCCGTGAAGTTAATCCAACCGCAACGGTCGTACCGGGTTCTGGGGTGAACGCAGCCCAGGCTATTCAGAGTGAGATGCAGAATTTGCAGACCATGATGGGCGATCGGAAGTCGGAATACTGGAAGGGGCCGAAGTCGGAAGCGTTGCAAGCAAGATACAGAGACCTCGCCACGGTTCAGTCTAAGATTAGCAAATAAAAATCGGCGGGGCTTACGTTGTCAAGGCTCACACGGAAAAGCGACTGACCGTTTATTCCTCGATCGCAGCGTAAGCCACACCGACGCAGAAAGTATATTTCAAAGGCATTAACAAGTCAAACAAATAAATAGCTTGACAACCTTCGTTAATCGGAATATGTTTACGCCATAACACCGATAGCAAGGCTCCACAGGTGCTAGGTAGATCAACCCCTTTATGGGATACCTGATTGAGATAGACAGCGAGGACACCCCAAGCCGACGGATATGTAAATATCTTTTAACTTTGGAGAGTCCATTATGTCTGACCACGCATACCAAACGCAGTACCGAGCCGAGTTTGTTGCTGGCTTCGAGCAAAAACAATCCCTGACCCGTAACACCGTCACTACTGAAGCGATGGTTAAGGGCAATACCGCTACCTTTTTAGTTGCTGACTCTGGCTCTGCCACTGCGGTAACAAGAGGCTTGAACGGTCTTATCCCCGCCCGTGCTGATAATCTGACACAGTATTCTGCCTCTCTGACCGAGTGGCACGATCTGGTTCGGCGCACAAGCTACAACATCTTCAGTTCGCAAGGCGATGGTCGCAGGATAATGCAAGACACCACGATGGCTGTTATCAACCGCAAGATTGACGATGACATCATCACTGAACTGAACACCGCTACTCAAGACACCGGAACGACTCAGACAGCCACCTTGTCGATGGTTATGTACGGTATCGCGATCTTGGGCAACAACAGCGTTCCCCTCGATGGCAATGTCTCTGCTCTCATCACGCCAGCGTTCCACGCTTACTTGATGCAGACTAAAGAGTTCGCCAATGTGGACTATGTGAACAACAAGCCTTTTGAAGGTCAGATGATGTCCTACCGTTGGGCTGGCGTGAACTTCATCGTTCATCCGAACCTCCCTGGTAAGGCAACTACCGCCGAGAAGTGCTTCTTGTACCATAAGAACGCAATCGGGCACGCGATCAACACTGGCGGTATCGACACCTCTGTTGACTACAACGCTGAACATGACTACTCGTTCGCACGTTGCAGCGCGTTCATGGGGTCGAAGATTCTGCAAAACTCAGGCATCGTAGTGCTGAACCATGACGGTTCTGCTTACGCCGCCCAATAATCTAAGGAGACATACAACATGGCTTATTCAACAGCAAACCCTCCAGCCTTAGTTTCTGCTCCCTTGACGGGCGCGGGAAGACTGTGGTACTACACCTCAACCGATGTGGCTACTGACGTAGACGCAACCGGCTACTTCACCAACGGCAATGCTCTTGGCATGGCGGTAAACGACATCGTGTTGGTCTGCGATACGGATACCGGACCAGTAACTACCATCCACAGGGTCATAACCTCGACCACTGGCGGCGCGGCGACAGTATCTACCACTGGGTTGACCATCACCTAACAGCACTTAGTTGATAAGTGATATGATGAACGGGCGCTCGTTAAACAGCGCCCGTTTTCATAACTAAAAGGATACTAAAACATGACAGAATCTATCAAGCTCGCGCCTAAGTTAACTCCAGATCGCTTTAAAGAGGCGGAATATACTAGGCGTGTGTGGGCGATGACGCCCGCAGTAGGCACTGAGGTTAAACACCTGCTCGCTCCCGCGTACTGGTCGCACGTAGCCGCTAAACTGAACCCGACGGATCGCATTGAAGTAATCACTGAAGACAACGCATGGTTCGCTGAACTGTTGGTAATGTCCCAAGGAGGTAACTGGGCGCAAGTCAAGTTGCTGAGATATGTTCAGTTAACTC